AACATCCTCAACAACTGGCGTGTCACGAAAACGTGTCTACGATTAGGTAGTAGAATTATAGGTAAATGTATGATGGGTTCAACTAGCAACTCATTAGACAAAGGTGGTGATAATTTTAAAAAATTATACAATGACTCAGACGTCAATCAACGAAACGCAAATGGACAAACTCGCTCTGGACTATATAGCTTGTTTATACCTATGGAGTGGAATTACGAAGGATACATTGATTCTTATGGAATACCTGTCTTCGATACGCCATCAAAATCAGTTGAAGGACCTCAGGGTGAAATAATTGATTTAGGTGTAATAGAATACTGGAACAATGAAGTAGATGGTCTTAAAAAAGATCAAGATGCTTTAAATGAATTTTATAGACAGTTTCCACGCACAACTAAACACGCTTTTAGAGATGAATCAAAAGAGTCTTTATTTAATCTAACTAAGATTTATGAACAAATAGATTACAACGAAGATTTAAGAAATTCTATAAATGTAACACAAGGTAATTTTGCTTGGAAAAATGCAGTGCAAGATTCAGAAGTTGTATTTACGCCAAATAATAATGGTAGATTTTTAGTAACATGGGTTCCACCGGTTAATTTGCAAAATAGAGTAATAGTAAAAAATGGTATTAAACATCCTTTAAATGAAAACTTAGGAGCGTTTGGATGTGATCCATATGATATATCAGGTACCGTAGATAAAAGAGGTTCTAAAGGATCTTTACATGGTCTTACTAAATTTTCAATGACAGACACGCCACCAAATCATTTTTTTTTAGAATACATAGCAAGACCTCAAACTGCTGAAATATTTTTTGAAGATGTTTTAATGGCTTGTATTTTTTATGGCATGCCGATACTAGCAGAAAATAATAAACCAAGATTATTATATCATTTTAAAAGACGAGGCTACAGAGGTTTTTCAATGAATAGACCTGATAGAAAAAGAAATAAATTATCTATTACAGAAAGAGAATTAGGGGGAATACCAAACTCTAGTGAAGATATAAAACAAGCTCACGCGGCTGCTATTGAATCTTATATAGAAGATTTTGTAGGTTTAAAAGAAACTGGTTATGGAGATGTTTATTTTCAAAGAACACTAGAAGACTGGGCTAAATTTAATATAAATAATAGAACAAAACACGATGCGTCTATTAGCTCTGGTTTAGCTTTAATGGCCTGTAACAAACATAGATATTCTCCAAGTGCGCCTATAAAAATCAAACCTGTTGATTTAGGTATAAAAAAATATGACAACAAAGGTGTCAAATCAAAAATAATAAGTTAATGAATATATATACCAATACTAGAAGTGCATTTCCTAGCCAAGTAGTTAGTGACGAAGAAAAAGCTAGCATTGAATATGGTAAGCAAGTAGCACAGGCTATAGAGGGCGAGTGGTTTGATCAAGGCAGAACAATGGGTAATAGATATTTAACTAATTGGAATAACTTTAACCAGTTAAGATTATATGCTAGAGGCGAGCAAAGTGTTCAAAAATATAAAGATGAATTATCTATTAACGGTGATTTGTCTTATCTTAATTTAGATTGGACGCCTGTGCCTATATTGTCTAAGTTTGTAGATATAGTAGTAAACGGTATATCTCAAAAAGCATACGAAATAAAAGCTTATGCTCAAGATCCTGGTTCTGTTAAAAAAAGAACAGACTACGCTTCTAAATTGTATGAAGACATGGTTGCTAGTAGTTTTTTAGAAAAATTAAATACAACTTTAGGCATAAATGCTTATCAGTCTCCTGACAAAAGCGTTATTCCAGAATCAAAAGAAGATTTAGAATTACACATGCAATTAAGTTATAAGCAGTCTATAGAAATAGCTCAAGAAGAAGCTATATCATCTGTTATGGCTCAAAATAAATATAATTTAACTAGGCGTAGACTAAATATGGATTTAACGGTTTGCGGTATAGCAGCTACTAAAACCAATTTTAACACAGCAAACGGCATAACGGTAGAATATGTAGATCCAGCTTATATGGTTTACTCTTACACTGAAGATCCTAATTTTCAAGATATATATTATGTAGGTGAAGTTAAGTCTATAACAATACCAGAACTTAAAAAAGAATTTCCAAACATATCTAAAGACGAATTAGAGCGTATACAAAGCATGCCTGGCAACAAGTCTTATATAACCGGTTACGGTAATTATGATAACAACACAGTTCAAATATTGTATTTTGATTATAAAACCTATCACAATCAAGTTTTTAAAATAAAACAAACAGATCAGGGGTTAATGAAAGCTATTGAAAAGCCAGATACATTTAATCCACCAGAAAACGATATGTTTGAAAGAGTTTCCAGATCTATAGAGGTTCTGTATAGTGGTGCTAAAGTTTTAGGGACTGATACTATGCTTAAATGGGAGTTAGCTGAAAACATGACAAGACCTTACGCTGATACTACGAAAGTAGAAATGAATTACGCTATTTGTGCTCCACGTATATATAAAGGTAGAATAGAGTCGCTAATAAGCAAATGCACTGGTTTTGCAGATATGATACAACTTACACACTTAAAACTACAGCAAGTAATATCTCGCATGGTTCCAGATGGTGTATATTTAGATATGGACGGTCTTGCTGAAGTTGATCTTGGCAATGGCACAAACTACAACCCTGCTGAAGCGTTGAATATGTATTTTCAAACTGGTTCTGTAGTTGGTAGATCACTTACCCAAGATGGCGAGTTAAATAGAGGCAAAATACCAGTTCAAGAATTACAAAGCAGTAGCGGTGGTGCTAAAATATCTAGCTTAATAAATACTTATCAATATTACTTACAAATGATAAGAGATGTTACAGGTTTAAATGAAGCTAGAGACGGTAGTTTACCTGATCGTAACACTCTAGTTGGTTTACAAAAACTAGCTGCTAGCGCCTCTAACACAGCTACAAAACATATAAATCAATCAAGTCTTTATTTAACTTTAAGAATAGCAGAAAATATAGCTCTTAAAGTTGGCGATGCCTTAGAGTTTCCACTTACTAGATCTTCATTGCAGAATTCTATATCAACTTTTAACATCAAAACATTAGAACAAATAGTAAAATTAAATTTACATGATTTTGGTATATTTTTAGAATTAGAACCTGATGAAGAAGAGCAAGCACAACTAGAGCAAAACATACAAGTGGCGCTGCAGTCAGGTGGAATTGATCTTGAAGATGCTATAGATTTAAGGCAAATAAAAAACTTAAAACTTGCTAATCAAATGCTTAAAATAAAACGTAAGCAAAAGCAAGAAAAAGACATGCAGATACAGCAGTCTAATATTCAAGCTCAGGCTGACGCTCAGGCTTCAACTGCAGAAAAAACAGCAATGGCTGAAGTACAAAAACAAGAAGCTATAAGTGGTTCTAAGGTTCAATACGAACAAGCTAGAACTCAAATGGAGATAAAAAAAATGGAACAAGCCGCAAGCATTAAACTTAGAGAAATGCAGCAACAATTTCAATATGACATGAAATTAAAACAACTTGATTCCCAAGTGTCTCAACAAAAAGAAAGTGAAATAGAAAATCGAAAAGATAAAAGAACTAAAATACAAGCAACTCAACAAAGTGAAATGATAAGCCAAAGAAAAAATGATGGTTTACCAATTGACTTTGAAAATCAACCCGATGCGGGTATGAACGCGTTTATGTAACGCTATTTAATTATTTAATTATATTATATTATGTCAGAAGTAAAAACAAATGAACCTGTTAAGCAGGAAGGTGATTTCAAATTAAAAAAGAAAACAACACCTAAAAAATTAACTGAAACAAAAAATAACATTATAAAAGTAAATGTTAATCCAAAAGAACCTTTAGTAGAGCTGGAAAGCAACGTGACTAAAGTAGAAATTAAAAAACAAGAAGATGCCATTCAAGTCGGAGAAACAAAGGAGGTATCTGTGGAAAAACCATCCGGAGATAGCGCAGAGGTGGGAGAACCTGTACAAGAGTCCAACAAGGATGCTGAAGGGTTTTCTCCAATCCAAGAAGTAACAGAAGCTGAAGTTAAAGAAGTTGAAGCTGAAGTTAAAGAAGCTATAAGAGATGAAAAAGTATTAGGCAAACCATTGCCGGAGAATATTGAAAAGCTAGTTTCGTTCATGGAAGAAACCGGTGGGACAATAGAAGATTATACTCGTTTAAATGCTGATTACTCTAGCATTGACGATGTTACTTTACTAAAAGAGTATTACAAAAGAAATAAACCTTATCTAGAGTCTGACGATATAGATCTTCTGTTAGAAGATTTTGTTATAGATGAAGACATAGACGAGGATAGAGATGCAAGAAAGAAAAAACTTGCATTTAAAGAAGAAGTTGCAAAAGCCAAAAACTTTTTAGAAGAGACTAAGAGTAAGTATTACGACGAGATCAAGTTGAGACCGGGCGTTACTCAGGAACAACAAAAAGCTATGGATTTTTTCAATAGATACAACAAGGAGCAAGAACAAGCTGAGCAACAGCATCAA